TTTGTTCTTGGTCGTGGTGTTACATTTGGTATTAATGCTGTTCGTACTGCTGTTACTGGACTTATTTCTGAGTGGTTGCAATTTGATAATACTGCGTCCTTTGCTGCTTCTAAGTGGGAAGAAGTTACAAAAGGTGCAATGACTTATAGTGCTGCACTATTAGAAACAAAAAACATTGCAAGACAAGTAGGATCTGTTACAAAGTTTACTGCTGCTGAAGTTGTAGAGGCTCAAGAGTGGATGGCCATGGGTGGCTTTAAGCTTCGAGAGTCCAATAAAGAGACAATGATGTCTTTTGCTAAGTTTGCCACTGTTGCAAAAACAACCATGCCTGAAGGCGCTAGAATGGCAACTAACATCATGGATGCATGGGGAAAATCAATAACGGATCTCCCTGATTTGAATGACCAAATGGTTGCAACGGTTAATTCAGCAAAAATAACGCTCTCAGACCTCGCAGAATCAACGGTAAAGGCTGGTCCGCTATATCGTAAGGCTGGACAAGAAATATCCACCTTTAACGCTATTGTGATGGGTCTTGCAAAATCTGGGGTTGTCGCTGAAACTGCTGGAATACGTGCGAGGTCAATGGTTCTTGCTTTAATAGATCCAAGATCGAGAAAAGCATTTAGCGCCCTTAAGATACCTGTGGCAGAAGCTGGGGAAATAAGACCGTTCATAGATATCCTAACGGATCTTCAAGCTAAGTTGAAGGATATGGGATCGGAAAAGAAGTTGATGGTTCTAAGGAGCATCTTTCAGAAGAGAGATGTTACAGCTGCAGCTTTACTTCTTGAAAAAACGGGTGGTGATTTAGGGAAGTTTGTGAAAATTGTAGAAAGCTCTACTGGCCAGATGGATAAACAATTTGAGCGGGTGAGTGGGTCTATGACAAATAGGCTACTTATTCTGAAATCAGCTCTCACCGAGAAGTTCTTTGGTGGTGCTGAGACAGCAAAGAATCCTCTTTCTGATATCGTTTCTGATATGATTGATGGGGTTCAGAAGATTGATATGACTAAAATCAATCAATTTATAGCCACCAACCTTCCTAAAACATTGGGAGCGCTAAAGACTGTTTTCACTGAATTGCGTGGGCCTCTAAGCGAAGTTTTCAGATTGACCATGTTGTTTGTTAATACTTTACTTGTTTTATGGCCTATTCTTAAGCCACTACTTTCATTATACATAAAGTGGAAAGCTGTTACAATTTTACTTGCAATTGCTCAAGGTGCTCTTAATATTGCTCTTTTGATAACTAATAGCACGTTGCTAATAGGCATGAAGCTTGTGATACTTGAGATTGCTAAGAGTGGCATTCTTGCAGGGGCTAAGTATGCTCTTGCTCTTGCTCAAGGTGCGTGGAATGCATCTATGCTTGCAAATCCAATAGGCCTTATCATAATTGGTATTGTTGCATTGATAGCAATTATTTATGTAGTAACACAAAGATGGGATGATTGGGGTGAGTCAATCACAAATTTTTGGGACAAATACAAGTTGATATTCTTACTTCTCTCACCTCCGTTGTTTCTTCTAATTGATGCAATAATTATGATTAGAAATAACTGGCAGGGCCTTGTTGATGTGTTTGATAGCAACGGTATTGGCGGTGTTTTTAAAGAGATCGGTAAAATACTTATTGGATCCTTGTTAACCCCTATAGAGTGGATATTGTTTGGCCTAAATAAGATGGGTGCGGTAAGTGATGCAGCATTTGAAAAATTCAAAAAATTTAGGAATAGCCTTGTTACAGTAGGTCCGAATGATGTATTTGATGCGCGGACTGGTCAACTAGGTAGAGCAGCAATGGCAGCTGGCTCAACTTCTTTTGGTGGCCATGACCCTAGCCTGTTAGGTGCTGGCTTTGAGGCTGATGCTTCAGCAATAGCACTTCCAGATTTTAACGCTCCAAATGCACAAGAAGTAGATTTCCAAAGAAGATATCTATCACAGGTTGATATCAATCTTTCTGATCCTGGTGGATTTGTTGATAGTACTTCAGTAAGTGGGAATGGTAATACAAGCATTTCTGATGCTGATGGGAGAAACTAATGAGTAGAGAACCACTTGAATTTATAACATTGACGTCTCCTTCTGGCACTGTGCATCAAGCCAAGTGGCGGGGTAATAAGAAAACGGTAAAAAAGAAGGTTGGTGTTTTTGAGTATCCAGACGTTGATGGTTCTACAACTCAGGATCTTGGGCTTGCATCGCAGCCCTACCCGCTCACACTTTTTTTCGATGGTGTCGACCATGTAATATTGGCCAAAAACTTTGAAGATTCTTTGGCAGAGCGCGGTCCTTGGGAAGTAATACACCCTGTATTGGGATTATTGAAACTTCAGCCACTTTCAGCTGATTTTAACCATATGCCTGTTCAGTCGAAGATTGTTACAAAGGTTGACTCTACTTGGATAAAAAAACTACCTGAATATCAAGGCGCATCATTTTCTCAGATGGCTGCTGATGTTAAGAGTGATGGTTTAGCATTGGCCTCAGAAATAGCAGTGCTTCTTCCTGATGAGCCTTATGATGATGAAGAGGGCAAGAGGAGCTTTATTCAATACTGTAAAGATATCGTTGCTGGATATCGGGCAGTTCTTGCAAGTTTCTATGATATAAATAACTTAGTGAGGAATGAGATAGCGGAGAAGCTTACCGCTATTGATGATATGCTTGCACAGCCATTCTTTGTTGCTACAACAGTAATTTCAGCAATAAATACTGTTTATCGAGCCCCTGCAAATCTGCGAATACAGGTTATTGCAAAGATGAGAATGTACGAACTTTTGACCAACGATGCAAATACGGCAATCGAGTCAAGAATAGAAAGCAATATCGCAACAACTTCTGTAGCTCGAACAAATGACCAGCTTCAATCTGGACTAGCTGGTGCTCTTGCAATATCGACAACTATTGGTGGTGTATTAAGTAGGGAAGAGGCACTTGAAATTGCTGCCTCTCTCAAGAGCCAATATCAATCAATGGTTGCGATTAATGATGCTCAAGCTGAAGTTTTGCAGTTTAATCTTTCAAAAGATACCTATTATTCAAATATAGCTGGCTTTGAACAGATACGTAATCTCATGGGTAGAGCCATTGGATTTGTTATAGACGAAAACTACTCACAGCAAGTTAGAAAAACTGTGCTTATACCATCACCAACTGCTACCCTTGACTACGCTATTGAGTCATACCCAGATATGACTTCAGAAGAAGCGTATGACTTTTTTATTGAGACTAATAATTTGGCAGATGATGATATAATCTTCCTACCTACGAGTAAAGAGGTCGTTGTTTATGTCTAAAGCAACGCCTGGGAGTCAATATGAAGTAATCAAGGATGACTGGCTGTCAACTATTGCAGCGGAGGCTTATGGGGACCTAAGACAATGGCCATTGATTGCAGATGCAAACCCTCAAATAAATGGGCGCGGTGTTGCTGTTGACGGATCTTCTTTAATTTTTCCAGGTGACATTTTGTGGATTCCACTTGAGGAAAAATCTGAAGAAGATGATTTTATGTCATTTGGAAAACAGCAAGAAGATACGTTTAGTCTCGAAATAGAGGGTATACTTGTTCCTGTTTCAGAGGCCACTTTGCTTCTAACTATGGACACTGGTTCTGATAACTTTACCGCTGTTCTTGATGTTGATTTTATAACGGAAAAACTAAGAGAGCATTTATTACCGTATAGATATCCTAAATGTACTGTTAGGATTAATGGAGTTTTGAAGTTAACGGGCTCAGTATACATTATTGAGCCAGTGGCCAATGATAAAAAAAGATACAAAAAGATAACAGGTTATTCCAATACGGTTGATGTTATTGACTCTTCTGTTAATCCTCCTTATGAGTTTAACGCTATAACCCTTATTAATCATGCAAAGAGAATGGTCAAGGACATTGGTATTTCTGCCGTTTTTTATTCTGGTGCAAAAGAGTTTTTTGATAAGGTGACAACTCGCACAGGTGAAAAGCGCTTTTCTCATTTAGTTTCATTGGCAAAACAGCGAGGATTATTGATAAGCTGCACTCCCTATGGAAACCTATTATTCCACAGGTCTAATGACTCTTTGGTCCCTGTTGAGACAATTGAGGAAGGCGAAGTGGGGGCGACAAGCTATAAGGCAAAATATGATGGCAGGAAACGGTTTAAATCATACAGGATAGTAGGAAAAACTTTTACTGGCGAGGTTGTGACGAAAACCATCACAGACCCTTTTGTAAGTAAGCCACGTTATTTTGCTCGTAACGAATCAAACGTAGAGGAAGGGAATATCACTGTTGCTGCAACATGGGAGAGAAGTAAGGCGATTGCCGATGCATTAACAATGGAAGTGCCCTACCCATCTTGGACAACAAAGAATGGCGATATATGGGCCACAAATACGTATATAAACTTGAAAAGTAAAACACTTGATCTTAGAGACGGTGCAATACTTCTTATTAGGAGAGTGCTCTTTTCTTTTACTGAAAAGTCGAATACGTGCGTTCTGAATGTTGTTCCTAGGGAAGTCTTTACAAACGAAAAACTACCTGATATTTGGAGTTAATATGTCTACTATAGGAACAGTGAAATCATCGAGTATAGGCAAAGCTTTTAGAACAAAGCTTGATGCTGTGATTTTAAAAGTTACGATTGATGATGATAGAGATGTTCAGACTGTTCAATATCTATTTGCAAGTGGTGAAAACAGTATACCTGTTTCTGGAACTACGGTATTGATTCATGAGATATCACCTGAATATAAGGTTGCGACTGCAAGTAATACTGGCGTTGTCGTAACATTGAATGAAGGCGAAAAGGCAATTTATGCTATTAAAGATGGTGTTTTTGCAAGTATTATTGAGCTTCTGGTAAATGGCGAAGTTGTCATAAATAAGGGTTCTGGATATGCTGTTGAATTTGAGGCTCTTGAAATTGCATTTAATGAGCTAAAGGAAGATTACAACAAACTCGTATCTACAATCACGACAACATGGGTTCCTGTTCCAAATGACGGTGGGGCTGCTCTTAAGGCTGCTGTTAATGCAGATAACCCCACATCGAACGCTGATGTAGGCGATGCAAAAGTTGAGAAAGTGAGGATATAATGACAATTCAAGAGGGTGATCCTAAAATGTTCCTCACTGTTGATGGCATGGATTTGAATTTTGTTGAAGGTGTTCCATTGATGGAAGCTGGTTTAGAAAATGTTGCCATAATTACTTTGGGAACGGAAGCAAATTTTGCTTTAAACAAGGTTGCCAGAAACGGTTATGAAGCTGTTGGGTCTACGTTTATCGAAGAGTCCAAAAAGGCTATTACTGCAAACCAGATTAGAATTGTCGAAGATGCTGCAGAGAGGGGCTTTGATTTTGCTGTTGAGAGTGGCCTAATAAAAGCAGCTTTGGCAGAGTTGGTTTATGCTGAAAGTGTAGGCTATCAAATTAGAATTACGTTAACGCCACCAACAGGCGCTGATACTATATTAGTGTATAGTAGAAATGGCGAAAATTGGGTGTATCAGCAAAGTAATATTCCTTTGCAAACCCTTTAAAATAGAGGTGTTTTATGGCTACAACTCTTTACGATAAAACCCGTGAAATATTAGCTCTTTATGAAGCAGAGCTGAAGCAAAATATTCCCATTACGGATAGGAGTTTTCTCTATCAATACTCTCTTGCAAATGCCTCTCTTAGTGTAAGTATTGACAAAAAAGCAATACTAGCCGTTAGGGAGAACTTGGCAATTACTGCCACTCGAAACGGCTTAACTATTATTGGTAGGCAAGAGCTAAATAGAGACCCTTATTCATCGGTTCCAGCAACTATAGAGGCTGAATTCTCTGTAGATGATGGTGTCGTTGTTCCAGTAGGTACAGCTTTTGTATCTGAAGAGACGCGATTAACCTACACGTCTATCACAACGGTTATTGGAACTGTCACGGGTACAGCTATATTAACTTTAAAATGTGAATTGGCTGGCGCTGAAACTAATGTAACAACAGGCAGTATTGTTTCAATCCAAAGCCCTATAATAGGCGTTAGTGATGATGGCACGGTAACTAGTACAACGGTACAAGGTGTCAGTGAAGAGGGTACGGAAGAGTATCGAACAAAAGTTCTTGATGCTATTCGTGCTCAAGGCGGTGGCTCGAATATGTGGGACTATCGTATATGGGCACAACAGACACCAGGGGTTAAGAGGGCATACCCTTACGGTGGAGAATTTGATGCAAGTGGAGCTGATATAGGCGGTCCTTCTTCGAGGACTGTTTTCATTCAGGCTACGGAGGATATTGACCCTGATGGTATAGCTCCTCAATCCCTATTGGATTCAGCAAGAGAATATATCTTGCAAGATCCAGTAACACTTAGAAATAGAATATGTGGTGGTGTTCCTGATGCTACGCTCTTTGTTGAGTCCATCAAAAGGCAATCTTTTGATGTGCGGGTGCTTGGGTCAACTCCTCAATGGCCACAAGATGCGATTACTGCAATTGAAGAAGCGGTATCGGATTATCTTTTGGGTATCGTTCCAACAATAGAAGGGGTGGATCCTGTAGCTGGAAGGACGAAATCTATTACTAATGTGGGCATAGCTAATGTAGTTCATGATGCAACAGAATCATATGGAGTTTCGGCAAGTAGTGTGTGGTTTGATCTTGCTGGTGAAACGGTAGGCAGAGATATTTATGAATTGCCTTCTGGAACGCTTGCCAAACTTAATAACATAACATTTCCTTAAGGGGTAATCATGCCGTTTTTGATTAGACAAAGATTACCAAAAGGCTTTGCTTGGGATATAGCACCTAATGGCCAGCTTGGGGGGATTGTTCGTGTTACTGAGGAAGATGTAATTTCTCCTATCATGGTTCGAGCTGGTGATAGTGGTTCTGTTAGGGATCCTTTTAAAGCTGTAGATCTTAATGCCCTTGCGGATGAATATGGTGAAGAGCTTTATGATGTAACAAAAGATCCAGAGCAATATAGAAAACAGTTAGCAGCGGTGGTGTATACACCATATAGAACAGGCTCAGATTCTGATTTGCAAAATGTTTTGAATGATGCTGGGTGGGATGATGTTTTAGTTGTAAAAAACAATCAGCAACAAGATCCAAGAGAGTTCATGGGCCTTACCGTTCAAATGGTTGCTGGAGGTGAGGATGCTGTAGCTGGTAATGATGAAGCATATATGGGCTCTAGTGGCTATGAAGTTTTGGTAAATGGCCCTTTGAAAACAAAAGGTGGATTAGAAGTTGCGTATGAAATCGGTGATAATCAAGATTATTGGGGATATGTAGACTTTATTTGTGGTGCTGTTACTTATGATGGTAATGGCAATATACTTACAATGGATCCTATTGACGTTGTAGATGAGACAGTCTTTAAAAGGCTGGTGTTAAGAACAAAACCTATGCATAATTGGATTGTTCTTGTGGTTAATTTTGTTCCTTCAATATACATAGCACAAACTGGTGATCCTGAAGATCCCATAATCGCTGAAACGGGTGATCCTGAAGATCCTGTTTATGCTCAACCAGGGGCTTAATATGCCAACAAAAGTACTTGCAAATGTAATACAAGATGTAGATAAAACAGAACTTGAAGTTCGTGGTGAGGGCATTAATACTATTATTGATGGCCAATATTGGGTTTGTGATGATACTCATAGAATACTCTTTCGTGATAGATTGGGTGTTATTTATGATGTAATTGCGTCTGGTATGGGTTCTACCATTGTTGTTAATACCAGGGAAGAGCTTTATGCTGCCCTATTGGGTATTGTCCCAATTATTCAAATTGGGCAAAAGTTCAATAACCCTTCTCAATCTAGTCCTGGTGAGTTTGGTGAATTTGTTGTTGGTGGCGTAAGTAAGATAATCAAAGGTTCGCTCTATTTTGAGGGCAATGTTGCCACGGAGGTTCAACCTCAGTATTTTTTCAGGTCTCTTGTCTCTGGGATGACTCTTACTGTTTTTGATGATATTATTATGAAAAACACCAATGGTAACGACTTTTGGGGCCCATTATTCATAAATTCATCAGCATGGGAAACCTCCTACGTTCTTCCTTTGATAATTAATAGAATAACAAATATGAACGGGTATCTTCGTGGTGATGCAGATATGCAAATATCAACATTTGCTTCTGGTGCTGGTGAAGATCAAGGGCTAACACCAGATATTGTTACAGCTTTAAATAAAGCGGATAATAAAGCAGGGCGTTTTAGTTGGATAAATGGATATATTGCAGATGTAGATAATGATACAGCCGCAACTACGAGCTATTTGCAAAAAATGCTGGATTCAGGTGTTTCGCAGTTTAAGGTGAGTCGTAATGTAGGTTTAACAGGTTCGCTTATTGGCGGTGGATTTGATTATGAGATTAATGCAAAACGCAACAATATTTCTTGGTTTGATTTAACAAACATGACCTTTTCAAATGAGAGGAGTGATGGTTTTTACCCAGGATCATTAACGATGAATGGGAATGTTAAACTTATTGGAACTTTAACCGATAATTTTTCTGGTGGTCCACCGACAGAGTACCGTGGGACGGTAACTGCAGATGGCTCTTCTGTAACAATTAACGGAACCTCTTCTTTGCTTATAAACCATCTTACAAATGGTACATTTATTGCAGATGGTATTTCAATCGTATACCAGACAAAAGATGAGAATGTTGTTTTAAGCACTGCAAATGGTGGTTCCTGGTCACAAGGTTGGTGGCTTGATAAAGAGCCTGATGTGACAAAAGAAAAGCTTGATGAAAAACGATCTAAAAAGCACGGTTTTGTCGATGATAAAAACATTGCTTGGGTGTATGATGATGCCAATAG